TGACTCTCTTGGTCCTATCAGGATTAGTAGTGGTTATCGCAACCCGTCACTCAATCGTGCTATTGGTGGGAGCTCTAAGTCGCAGCATTGCAAAGGTGAGGCATTGGACATCCAGTTTTGGGAGATGGGGAAGATGAACAATAAAGCTATCTACGACTGGATTTTAGATTCAGGATTAGAGTTTGACCAAATGATTAACGAATTTGACTTTGCTTGGATACACATATCTTTAAAAGAAAAAGATAATCGTAAACAAGTATTAGAGGCTTACAAAGATAAAGATGGCGATACTAAATATAGGTACGCAGAAGTATGAGTAAGTTGTTAGACATATTAGGTGGAGGTGTTGTAAAGCAAGTTGGCGATGTGTTAGATAATCTAACTACATCTAAAGAAGAAAAGTTAGAGGCTCAACGCAAGATAAAAGAAGTTCTTATGCAGGCTGAAGCTAACGCTCAAGAACAAGTTACTAGACGATGGGAAGCTGATATGAAGTCAGATAACTGGCTATCTAAGAATATACGACCTTTAGTATGTATTTTTTTAACAATAATTTTTGTAACTTTGTCGATGTTTGATGGAAACCTGGGAGGTTTTGAAATAGATGAAGCTTATATTCCAATATATCAAACCTTATTAATAACAGTATATGGTGCTTACTTTGCTGGTAGGTCTATAGAAAAAATAAAGAAAAACTAAAATGGGAAATAATTTATCAGGAAGTTCTATAAGCTCTACCTATCCGACTTTATTAAAAGTTGATGGTGGTGTTACTGGTACTTTAAAAACAGTAAGTGATGGTGACGGTACAGATTCTTCACTAAAAATATCTACTGCTGGTATATCTACAGGTACTGTAACAACTACAAGTACTGTAACTGTAGGTGATGGTACTACACCATCTTCATATACTCCTGCAAGTAACGCTGATAATTTAGTGGTTCAAAGTACTGGTGATGCTGGTATTACTATACTTTCTGGAGCTTCTAATGATAGTACTATAAACTTAGGAGACACTGCAAATACTAACAATAGTACAGGAGGTGTTATTCAATTTGATAATGCAACTTCTGATTTAGTACTTAAGAATGGTGGAAACACTGCCCTTACTATAGATAATACAGGTAAAGCAAAGTTTGGTACTTTTGGAACAACTCCTGTTAGAGAAGTTAAAAACTTGACGGCTGGAGCTACACTTGTAGGTACAGATGATTTTGTTATTTACTCATCTAATCAAAGCGGTCAAACTATAGTTCTTCCAGCAAAAGCAAACCTTACAGGTAAGTCTATAACTATTCTTAACGGAGGTTCTGCAACTTTAACTGTAGATGGGAACGGAAGTGAAACTATAAATAAGCAAGCTAATTTATTATTAGCAGCAACAGCAAGTAATATTCACTCTTCTGTAACAGTTACCTGTACAGGTGTTACTGGATTTGATTGGGTTGTTACTGCTTTTACTGGAACAATAACAGTTCCTGCATAATAAAATTTAATACATTTTGGAAGAAAGTTTAATTATAAGAAAAATCACTATTGGTGATTTGAAGCAAGGACTTACATATCAAGTAGGTCAAAAGATGAGAGGCGGTGATTTAGAAATCACTGCTATAATTCAAGACGAAAGAACGTGGTTAAAAAACCAACAGGTTGTTTACGATGTTTATATAAAAGCTAAGGGTGAGGATTTTTCAAGACCTTGGAAAAGATTCTTTAATCAACCCACAGCGATAGAGTACCGAATAGAGGTATCTAATAATTACAAGGTATACTAGTTAAATTAAAGAGAAGAAAAAAATGAAGTTAATTAAAGACCAGTTCTGGATAAAAGTAGAAAAGCCAGAGAACGATACCCTTAAGTGTGGTGATTTAGAGTTAGTATTAAACACAACTTATAATCCTATGTACCACGCAAGAAGATATGGGATTGTGTATGTAGCACCAGAATCTACATCTGTAGAGTTTGATGTTAAGAAGGGAGATAAAGTTTGGTTTCATCATTTTGTAATTGGAGAGAATAATGAGATTAAATACATAGACGAGAAAGATATTTATGTTGCTCAGATAAATCAAATATATGCCAGAGAAAGAGATGGTGAAATTAAATCTCTACATCACTGGAATTTTATAGAGCAAATAAAAGAAAGCGAAGAAGATATTAAAACAGCTAGTGGTATTTATTTAAAGCCAGAGGTTGAAGACATATTAGAAAGAGGGATAATTAGATTAGCTAGTGATACGCTAGGAGCTAAAGTTGGAGATAAAGTTATATTCTCAAAAAACTCTGAGTATGATATGGATATAAATGGGGAGGAGCTTATGCGGATGAGAGATGTAGATATTCTAGCTGTGTATGAATAAAGGTGAAGAATACTCCAAACAAAAGTTAGAAGATTTAATTAACGCAGGTAAGAGTGCTGTTGATATACTTTTAGAGGAAATACAAAAGCCTTTAGATGTAGAGCTATCTGACGAGAAAAGAAGAAACGCAATTAAAGCTAAGAAGGAATGTTTTATAGATTGCCAAGAAATTCTTTTAAGTATAAAGGAATTAGAGGTAAAAATATATGGAGCTGATAAAAGCGACATATTAAAAAGAGAAGCAGACTTTGAAGCGTCATTTGCAGAAAGAAGAGCTAAGCGATGAAAAGAGTAGTTCTATTTCCTGGCAACGAGGGAGAGGTAGAGGTTATAGGTGATGTAGAGATTGTTCTTCCAAAGCAGCCAGTTAAATCTAAAATTCTTTACCACAACAGGGTGAAGAAAAACCAGAAGTGGGAAAGGCAGGATATGCCTAAAGACTTAAGTAGAGATAATGCTGTAAAGCATGTTAAGTATATAGAAGAGGAGTTTAGAAGGAGAGATGAGGGGTTGTGGATGTACCTTGATGGTAAAGCTATTTGGATTCCAGGTTCTCATTACATGTACATACAGTGGAGTAAAATAGATATTGGTTATCCTGAGTTTAGGATAGTAAATAGAAAGTTCTTTATTTTTTGGGAAGCGTGTAAAAAAGACCCTACCAGTTTTGGTATGTGTTATCTTAAGAACAGACGTTCTGGGTTTTCTTATATGACATCTTCTGAGCTTATTAATCAGGCAACTTCAATATACGAAAGTAGGTTTGGTATATTATCTAAGACTGGAGCTGATGCTAAGACTATGTTTACAGATAAAGCTGTAAGGATATATAGAGCTTATCCTTTCTTTTTTCAACCCATACAAGATGGTTCAACAAACCCACGTATGGAGCTGGCTTTTAGAGAGCCAGCAAAAAAGATAACTAAGAATCAAAAGTATATTGAGCAAAGCTCAGCACTTAACTCTTCACTAGATTGGAAGAATACTGGTAGTAATAGTTACGATGGAGAGAAGCTTAGGATGTTAGCTCATGATGAGAGTGCTAAGTGGACTGGTCAAAACTCAATAAAGAAAAATTGGGGTGTAACTAAAACTTGTCTACTCCTTGGTAGAAAAGTTGTTGGAAAATGTTTGATGGGCTCTACGGCTAATAAGCTAGACGAGGGAGGACAAGAGTATAAAGACATATACACAGCCTCTAATGTCGATAAGCTTAATCCTAACGGTCAAACTAAAAGCGGGCTATGGAAACTATTCATTCCTGCTTATGATAACTTAGAAGGCTTTATAGATGAGTATGGTAATTCTGTCATCGAAACCCCTAAGAAACCTATAATGGGAATTGATGGGATACCGATAGAGATAGGAGCTAAAGAGTACTTGCAAAATATTAGAGATGGGTTAAAGGATGATACGCAAGCTTTGTCTGAACATAAAAGACAGTTTCCTTGGACTGAAGAAGAGGCGTTTAGAAATGACGCACAAAACTCTATCTTTGATGTCGAAAGAATATATCAACAAGTTGATTATAATGAGACTGTTCCTAACCTTATTACTGTAGGTAATTTTGTTTGGGAGAATGGAGAAAAAGATAGTAGAGTTGTATTTTATCCTGCGAAGAATGGAAGATGGAAAGTGTCTTGGTTACCAGAAGAAGGTGAGCAAAATAATATCGTTATTAAAAATGGTAAAAAATATCCTGGCAACTCTCATAAGATTGTTGGTGGCTGTGACCCTTTTGACCATGACAGGACTACAGATGGGAGATTTTCTAAAGGTTCTTTACATTTGCTACATAAGTTCACCCTTGAAGAAGGGTCAGCTCCTATGCAGTTTGTATGTGAGTATATTAGTAGACCTCCTAAAGCGGAAATGTTTCACGAGGATATGTTAATGACTTGCATATTTTATGGTAGCCCTTTACTAGTTGAGAACAACAAGATAGGCTTGATTAGACACTTTGAGAGGAGGGGATACATGGAGTATATAATGGAAAGACCAGAAAACACCCATACTAAATTCTCTAAAGGAAAGCAAAAGGAAAGAGGTATACCCGCTAATAGTCAAGCAGTTATACAAGCACAAGCTGAAGCTGTGGCTAGTTATATATACGATTATGTTGGTTACAATACTGACACTGGAGAAGTTGGTATATGTTATTTTAATGACTTACTTTTGGATTGGGCAGAATTTGATATACACAATAGAACAAAGTTTGATGCTACGATTAGTAGTAGCTTAGCTTTGTTGGCTGCTCAGAAAGTAAAAACAACAGTAAAAATACAGGAAAGAGTTCACTCTCCATTTCTGAAAAAATATGACAACAAAGGTTTTATAAGTAAAAAAGTAAGATAAATGTACTCAAACAAAAAACATAAAGATATAGGTGGCTATCCTTCTCCTTTAGTTTCTAACGAAGAGAAGGCAACTGCTAGTTATGGTCTTCAATATTTAAAGCAGATGTATAACGATTGGCTTGGTACTGGAGATTTCAACTACAACACTAAGAGAGATAAGTATGATAAGCTTAGGCGTTACGCTGAAGGTAATCAAGATATTAACAAGTATAAAGACTTGTTAGATGTAGAAGGAGATAGCTCTTACTTAAATCTTGATTGGAGTCCAGTAGCTGTTGTACCTAAGTTTGTTGATGTTATTGTTGAGGGTATGGATAATCAAGAGTACGAGGTTAAAGCTAACGCTATAGACCCTGTATCTCAAAACAAAAGACAACAAGACAGATTAGAGCTTTTGTTTAATATGCAAAACAAAGAGTTCTTAGCTGAGATTAGTGAAGCTTCTGGTATGGATTTAAACCCTAAAAGCTATGTTCCTGAAAGTCCAGAAGAGCTTGACCTTTACATGTCTTTAAACTACAAACAAGCTGTAGAGCTATCTCTAGAGCAAGGTATAGAGTGGGTTTTTTCTATTAACGACTACCCTGAGATTAAGAAGAGAGTGCTTAGAGACTTAACGGTTATAAATAAGGGTTCTGTAAAATCTTATACTTCTCCTTCTGAGGGGGTTAAGATAAGATACGTAGACCCTGCTAAATTAATTACTTCATATTCCACTTCTCCTGACTATAAAAACATACAGCATGCTGGTGAGATATATAACGTAACTATATCTGATTTGCGTGTTATGGTTGGAGACCAGTTCACAGAAAAAGACTTAGAAGATATTGCTAGAACTTACTCTGGTAAGA